GGATGAGTTTGCTCACGTTCATAATAACTTAGCTGAAGAATTTTTTACTTCTACTTATCCTGTAATTTCATCAGGAACATCTACTAAAATTATTATAGTTTCTACTCCAAGGGGTATGAATTTATATTATAGAATGTGGATGGATGCATTAAATAAGAAAAGTGATTATTTTCCTGTTGATATTCATTGGTCAAGAGTTCCTGGTCGTGATGAAGCTTGGAAAGAAAAAACAATTCGTAATACAAGTTTAAGACAATTTAATCAAGAATTTGGTTGCGACTTTTTAGGATCTACTAATACTCTTATTGATGGAGCTAAATTGCAAATTATGTTTGCAAAAGACCCATTAGAAGAAGAAATACATGGAATGGAAATATTCATTCCACCAATAAAAGAATCTTATGATGAAGAAACAAGAAAACAAATAGATAAAGATCATGTTTATGCTATGTGTTGTGATGTTTCAGAAGGTAAAAATTTAGATTATAGTACGATTTCAGTATTTGATTGTTCAACAATTCCATATAAACAAGTAGCAATTTATAGGAATAATCAAATATCTCCAATGTTATTACCTGATGTAATTAAACTTTGTGCAGAATATTATAACAATGCTCATGTTTTAATTGAAATAAATAATAACCCAACAGTTGCAGATACATTATATCAAGATTTAGAATATGAAAATGTATTTAAAATTTATGCTGGAAATAAAAAAGCTCAAACATTAAGTGAGAGCGGAAAGGCGACTCAAAATGGAATTAATATGAGCCCATTAGTAAAAAGGACAGGATGTTCTGCTTTAAAAACTATCATAGAAACAAATAAACTAGAAATAAATTCTAGTGAAAGTATTTATGAATTAACAAGATTTGTTGCTACAAATAATAGTTTTGCTGCTGAAGAAGGAGCAAATGATGATTTAGCTATGACATTGGTGATGTTTGCTTGGCTAACAACACAAAAATTATTTATAGAATTATCTTCTACTGATATAAGAAAAAGATTACAAATTGAAAATAATTATGCAAGGGAAGAAGAATATGATGCCCCACCTATGCCACAATTTGAAAATCCTTTGATGGAAAAATATTCATTAGAAGATGGCGATTTATGGGAAGTTGTAACTCCAACTACATATTATTACTGACCAAAAAGAAAAAAATTATAAATAATTCCTATGAAAACTGAATTTCTATTTTTATAAACAAGGAGTACTTATGGCATTTCAATTATCACCAGGTGTAAACGTTTCAGAAATTGACTTAACAAACGTTGTTCCTGCTGTTAGTTCTTCAATCGGAGCTTTTGCAGGACAGTTTAGCTGGGGACCAGCTAACAAAAGAATCTTAGTTGATTCAGAAAACAATTTAGTCGCTAGATTTGGTAAACCAACAGATGAAAACTTCACAGCTTTCTTTTCTGCTGCTAACTTTTTAGCATATACCAATAACATTAGAATAGTTCGTGCTATTGATAATTTAAATACAGTAAATGCAACAGCAATTGCTGAATATTTAGATTTATCAACATTAACTGCAAATATAATTAGTAACACAAAAAATATTATATTCTCAACAGACGTTTCAAATTATGTTGAACATGGTGATATTTTCGTTGTAGATTCAGTTGCATATACAGCAAATACAATTTCAGGCAGTACAGTTGTTGTATCAGCAAATGCTACATATACAGCAAATTCGCTTTCTGTTTCCTCATTACCAGGAACTAAAATTAGTATTGCTAATGAAGATGATTATGAAATTAATTTCCCGTTAGGAACACAAACTAAATTTGGAAGTTTTTATGCTAGATATCCTGGCGATTTAGGAAATTCATTAACAATTAAAGTTTGTTCTTCTGCTGATGGGTTTATTGGTTCTTCAGTTTCAGCCAATGTTTCAGTAAATGGATATACTGTAACTTTTGATAGTGGTACTTCTATCGGTAAAGGTGATATTCTCACAATCAATTCAGTTGATTATGAAGTTGATACTGTTGTTTCCAATACTGTTTTTACAACAAAAGCAAACACACAAATTAGTGGACCAGTAACAGTAAAAAGTCAATGGGAATATAAAGCACAGTTTGATTCAGCTCCAGGAACTTCATTAAAAAGTAAAGGTACTAATGATGAAATGCATGTCATCGTTATTGATACTGATGGAAAATTTTCTGGTGAAAAGGGCACAATTCTAGAAAAATTTGCACATGTATCAAAAGCAGGTGATTCAGTAACTGATGATGGTTCTCCAAATTATTATGCTAGTGTTATTGAAAATACATCAAAATATATTTACGTTGCTGATCATTTACAAGGATCAACTAATTGGGGACAATCAAGTTTTGGAGTAACATTTAGTTCATTGCCAAACTATGACGTTAAATTATCAGGTGGTGTTAATGCAGCTCCATCAACTGCTGATATTATAACTTCTTATGATTTGTTTAGTAATCCAGATGAAGTTGATATTTCATTAATTATTACTGGTGCAGCAAATGCACCAATTGTCAATTCTGCTTTAGATATTGCATTCCAAAGAAAAGATTGTGTTGCTTTTATTTCTCCATTAAGAGCTGATGCAGTTGAAGTTGTTGATGTTGATGCAATTGTTGCATATAGAAATACATTAACTCCTTCTACTTCTTATTCAGTAATGGATTCTGCTTGGAAATATCAATTTGATAAATATAACAACAAATATCGTTATGTTCCATTAAATGCTGATATTGCAGGTTTGTGTGCTAGAACTGATAATATCCGTGATCCTTGGTGGTCTCCAGCTGGTTTTAATCGTGGTCAAATTTTGAACGCTATTAAATTGTCTTGGAACCCAACAAAAGCTCAACGTGATGAATTATACAAAAATGGTGTAAATCCAGTTTGTGCATTTCCAGGAGAAGGTATTGTTCTTTATGGTGATAAAACCATGCAAGCAAAACCAAGTGCATTTGATAGAATCAATGTTCGTAGATTGTTTATTGTTCTTGAAAAATCAATTGCAATTGCAGCTAAATATTCATTGTTTGAATTCAACGATCAATTCACAAGAGCACAGTTCGTATCAATAGTTGAACCGTTCTTACGTGATGTAAAAGGTCGTAGAGGTATCTATGATTATAAAGTTGTTTGTGATGAAACAAATAACACACCAGAAGTTATTGATACCAATAGATTTGTTGGTGATATTTATATCAAACCAGCAAGATCTATTAACTTTATCCAATTAAACTTCGTAGCTGTTCGTACTGGCGTTGATTTCAGTGAAATTGCAGGTAAGTTTTAATTAAACTGACATTATGGGTGGAGAAAACCTCCACCCATACTTCTATATAAATAATATAAAGAATTTTTCGTTTTCAACAAGGAGTATCCGAACATGGCGTTCAATATTGCAGAATTTAGAGCAGCAATGCTTGGCGATGGTGCTAGACCGAATTTATTTTCAATTGCATTAACATTTCCAAATGTTGTAAGTTCACCAATTGCTTCACAAAAATTAACATTTACGGCTCATGCCTCATCTTTACCACCTTCAGTTGTTGGTACAGCAAGCCAATTTTACTTTGGTCGACAAGTAAAATTTCCTGGTGATAGACAATTCCCAGATTGGTCAATCACTGTAATCAATGATGAAGACTTTACAGTAAGAAATGCATTTGAAAAATGGTCTGATAAATTAAACAGTCATTCACAAAACGTTCGTGCTGCAGGTGCTATCAATTCAGCATTATATTCTGCTGATGGTACAATTACTCAATATTCAAAAGTTGGTGTACCAATTAAAACTTATAAATTTATTGGTTTATATCCTTCAACAGTTGATCCTATCCAAGTTGATTGGGGTTCAAATGATAGAATTGAAGAGTTTGGAGTTACTTTCTCATATCAATATTGGTCATCCGATTCAGTTTCTTAATATATAGATATATAATACATTTAATATAAGGTAACTATTTTGGCTAAATTTTCATTATTCGGATTTAAACTTGGAAAGGATATTCAAGCACAGGAAGTGCTGCCATCTTTTTCACCACCAATACTTGATGATGGTGCAGTAACTATTACAGCTGCTGCCCATTATGGTACAAGTATTGATTTAGATTCAAATTATAAAAACGATGTTGAGTTAATAACTCGATATCGTGAAATGGCTATGCAGCCAGAAATAGAAAGTGCAGTTGATGACATAATCAACGAGGCTATTGTCCAGGAAGATGATAGCTCCGTTGAAATTGTTTTAGATAAACTCAAAGCATCACCAAAAGTTAAAAATGCT